TATCTCCTTTTATTATGCCTTAAGTCCAATTCGTGCGTAACGAACTGTGACTGGCTTGATCGCAGGATCTGGAGTGACTGTTAGGGCCACGGTATTTCCAGTGCGAGAGACATTAATGGTGCCAATATTCCCATTCGTGTCGATTGTTCCGTACTCGCTGACTGATACATCTGTACCGTCAACAAGAATTGTTAATTCAGTTGCATAGAACTTGTTGTCCCCTGCAGAGGTCTTTGATATTGAAACAATATACTTGACCATACGCCAAACTGTAGCGTCAAAGTTATCGATAACAGTTGGATTTTCCAATCCATAGATTGTATTATCGTTATTTCCTGATGAACCTAGATCGTTACCTGAACTTGCAAGGGTATCAATTAAATCTTCATAATCTCCTTGGGTAGGACGATCACCAGTTTGGAATTTTGTTTTTATTGCTGCGATTGTTGACTTTGCCATGGTTATATTATAACCTCCATTTTTAAAATATCAAAGTATATAGTTATTCAAACCGACCACTGCAATACCAATTGGAGCGGGATTTGAAGCGCTATAGGCATTGATTCCTATATTTGTAAACTTTACCCTAAAGGGTAAAACCTCATTGATTTTTACTGATCTTGTATCGCTTGCTACATTTATAATTGCATAAGATACTGCGTTGATTGCTTTGAGTTTATTAGTTTTTTTACTTGATATTTTTGATGATGCCATTAATCAGTTACATCTTCAATAACTACCATTTTCCCTTGAGCGACAGTCCAAACATACGCATCATTTGAAAGTTGTATATCGAAGATATCTCCTGTTTGAAGCATTACTGATTCTGAAGACAAAAGAGAGACTGTAAATTCTCCAATCAAGTCATCAGCATCTGCTAATGGTGTTAAAGAAATTATGGTTGTTGCTGAGTCCGTAAATGTTCCTGCAGGGGTTGGTCTTTTAATTTTCATATTAATATCCCAGTCAGCAATTACTAGTGGTTGCTTTGCATCGTCTGTTACATAAACACGGAAAGAGGCGGTATCGCCTTTTACAATAGTCCAGTTTACAAGTGGTGGTTTATTACCTATGTCATATGATGAAGCGGATCCACGTAAAGTTTCCATAGGTTTATTATATCACGACAAGCCGTCTTTAAGTGCTTTCCAGGTGCCGTTACCTTTTGCCTGAACAATTAAAATTCCTGACACTCCTGTAGCAGCAACTACACCAACTGCGGTTGCATTTCCAGTTAATGGTCTTGTTCCTGTCAAACCGCCAGATGTTCCAATGTAGACTGGGCTACCATTTGTAAAATCTCCTGTACTTAAGTTAATGTTTTCCATAACACCTGCAACAACTACAATTCCTTCAGCGTTATTAGCAAGTGGTTGTTTTAGTAGTCCTAGAATAGGCCCTACCGTTAATTGAGTTGCAAATGATATTTCTGGCTTAGTTGAATATCCAGTTAGATATACTGGAGTTCCTGCAGTAAGGGCTTGACCACTTTTATTAATAACACTAATTTGAAATGCAGATATGCCTAATGGCGGAAGAATTTCATTTAATTTTGTTACAAGTCCTTTAATGTCTCCGTGGACATTTACTGGGTCTTCTGCTTCTGGGAAGGGTAAATTGAACGGGCTTCCTGAGTTTCCTGTTGCCATAATAATTCATTATACCACTTTTAAAATATAACGTTTCTTAACATTGCGTTAAAACTTGACAAATTTTAGAAAATCATGTTATACTTGGTAGTAACAACCCTGAAAAGGGTTTTTCGTTTCTAAGGAGGAACAGATGAATATATTACAAGATAAACAAAAACTCATCGGAATACTCACGATTATAGTGTTGGCAGCGCAAGGTCTTAATGGTGCTAATGCTAGTGAACGCAACAACTTAAGTACTAAAACAGTAGTTATTGAAGACCAAGCCTCGAAAGAGGTTTTTTTGATTTCTACAGAGCAAAAATTAAAAAAGTTTGAAAACAAGGGTTCTCTAACCGATGGTGAACTCAAGGAACTTTTATACCTTGTTGGCTTTAGGGGCAACAATTTAAAGGAGGCTTGGGCAACAGCCAAAAAAGAGTCTAATGGACAACCAATCAGATTTAATGGAGATACTAGAACTGGTGACAGTTCTTATGGTATGTTTCAGATTAATATGATTGGGCAATTGGGTCCAGATCGTCGAGATAAGTTTAATCTTGATGCTAATTCAGACCTTCTTAATCCCGTCGTAAATGCACAAATAGCATTTCATATGTCAGACGGTGGAAAAGATTGGTCTGCTTGGAAAGGCATTACGCCTAAAACCAAAATGTGGATGAGTAAGTTTCCAGAATAAAAAATAACACATAAAGATAGCCACTCTAGCCATGGGTGGCTATTTTTATTTATCTCGTCTTGGTGGCATACCAAGAGATCTGGGTTCTACAATTGTATGTGAAACATACCCTGGAATAAACTCTGAATATTTTTTATCTATTCCAGACTCTTTAAGAAAGTTATAACTTTTTTCTTTTGAGACATCTAGTTGTCCAGACATTAATCTGGATAGCCTATTGGTTGACTCTTCTACGTGCTTCCAATAGTGTTCTTTTCTGCCATCGGCCCATGGCCTAAGAGTTTCTCTAGTGATTGACCCATTAGCCTGCCTGTGTGACTGATTATGAAATACATCCCTTGTTCCAACAGAGTAGACCTTCCATCCTTTTGCATAAGTTCTTAATGATAACGCAAACTCTTCTGTATTAAAAGATTCTTCACCACTAATACCAACTTCATCAACCCATTTTTTAGGTGCAAAAAGATAACAGCATGTAGCCCAGTACGAACTAACAACTTGGTCTATTCCTAAAACAGTATATCCTGGAAACTTAAACCCTGGAACTAGTTCAATAAAATAAGATGCATACATTGATACTTTGCTGGTTGCATCAAAATTAACTGATCCATCTGACATTATTTCATAATCTGCTGGGGCATATGCAATAATAAACTTTTCATCTTTAGTATTTAATTTTTCATATCTTTCAATAGCCATTTGATCCCAGCCTAATGATGCTTGAGTATGTGAATCAAACTGTATAAAATAGTCATAGTCTATATTGACCTGTGTTGCTAAATTTCTAGCCCAACACACACCGCCTCTATATTCTGATAAATCAAAATGTCTGTAAAATAATTGTTCTTTTGGTATAAAGGATAGATCATATTTTACGTTGTCTTCTGAAACTATAGAAAAATATAGATCTTCTTTGTTTTTTGCTTGATCCCATAATGAAAATACTGTAGAATAAAACTCTGTATCGCAATAGTTTGCAATACTAACTAATATTTTTTTCATTTTGCTTTCTGATATTAGTATATAAATATTGTGGTCCTTCTTTAAAATACCAATGGTCTGGCTCTACATAAAAAAAGAAAGCATTTGCAACAAGATTGTTTTTGGGATTTGGAAACTCTTCTCTCCAGTGCTCTTGATCGTTTCCATATGAGATGATCATATCATTTTCTTCTGGCTGAAACTTTTCACCTTCAACATAAAAGTCCCATGGGGTTTTGTGAAAAATAGTATAGTTCATGTGATATGTACAAGCATTATCATCTTTGTGCTTCCAAAGATTTGCTTTTTCTCCTTCATAGATGCTTAAAAGGCACCAGGAGGGAAGCAGGGTTTCTGATTCAAACTCTTCTTTTGCTAATGGCAATAGCATTTCGTGAAACTTTTTAAGAGGCTCTACATTTTCTCTATGTGTTCCGTCCCAAATTGCCCATTGATGTCTTCCAAAAGATTCATCAAAAGTACTTTTATCTGTTGACCACAAATTCATTGCTAAATTTTGCAACTCTAGATGTTCTGCTGGTGGAAGGACTGTTTTTAATAAATATGGAGCCTTCATATTACCATTTTCCTAAAGGGCAGGTTGCTAACTCTAACTTTGTTTTTAAATGCATTAAACATCCACACTTTTTACACTGTTTAGTTAATTTAATTAACTCTGGGCAGGCTTTGCAAATACTATATCTTTCTTTTGCTTTTTCTTCATCTGCCCACTCAGAATGTGGGTTTACTAAATCCCATGGCCTAGTGTCTCCAAGATTTTGTTTATATTTTTCCCAAGGTGAAAGGTTTTCTTCCATTATAAATGCTACTCAACTATAACTTCTGGATTACTAGAAAGCATTGCAATTATCATTTCATTTTTTGGATCATCTAAAATACCGTAAAAAAGTTTATATTTATTATCAACCACAAATGCAAATTTTCTAAATCCATCGGAAGATTTTGCAAGAGGTCTTACTTCTATGTTTTTTGGATCTATAAAGTCTGTACCATTCCAGACAGAATCTGGCTGTGGATTATATGATAAATTAGTTATCTCTATAATGGATGGATTTGAAAACAACACATTAAAAAATTCTGTCTCTGCTTCAAAAATTGGTAGAGATGTTTTAATATCTGTTTCAATATTAATAAAATCAACAATATCTGATCCTATTTTTAATTTAAATTTCATTTATTGTTCTCCTTTTTAAATAGTATATCATATAGTGTTGCTATGCACAACCATATGGGTCGGTGTAAGGAGGGCAAGCGCTTGCTCCACCACATCCATAGTTAATATAGGTATATATTGCATTCCACCCGCTACATGTATAGCCATCAAATACACAGTTTGCAACACA